GCGCGCGGTAATCGTGAGCGCCGCATCGTTGGCCTGGGCCCACACGCCGGTGGCCCCTTCGTTTATAAGAAGCGCGAACGCCTGCGCCAGGCTGGAAGGTGTGTCCCCGATCAGATTCAGGTGCGTAAAGACGGTCGGTCCCAAAGATACTTGGGTTATCTTTCCGAACTGCGATGTGCCGGAGAATGCGATCGTCCCGGTGGCGTACTGTTGGCCCGCGCAAACCAACTCGTAGAACCAAAGCGCGCCCGCATAGTGATTGGACCTGCCGGTGAATCCCAGCGCCTGGATCAGCCACGCGGTCCGCTCCGGTGCCAAGGCCTGCGAGTGTAGCGTGTCCCAGTCGGTAGCCAAGGTTGTTTGGGGGTCAGGCAGGAAAGTGGGGAGGTCGCTGGCCGGAATCGCAATCTCCAGGAAGTCGAAATAAAAAGGATCTCCCGCGGCGCCCGTATGTGTGATCGCGACCGTATGCTGAGTCCCGCCGGCCATCGTTCCCAGGGCCCAGCGCACCAGGATATCTTCGCCCGGAAGCGCCACGCTCAACACCTGTACCGGATTCCGATCCACTTGAACCGTTAGCTGCGCGGCGGTGGGGAACCTGCGCGTCCCCAGGTTCAAGATATGGCTTTGCGGAGATTGGTAGGAGTAACTGACGCTCGCGCCTGGCGTGGTTGCATAACTGATCGACCCGCCCGAGTAGTTACCGATAACGGTCGTCCACTGGCCAGTATAGCCGATTGAAACGTCCGAGTCTTCCGCGCGCCAGCTTCCCACCCCCGCCACCTGGTAGTTGCGGTTCGAGCCGCTAACCGTCCAGTTCGAGACCGCCACTGCAAACTCGCTGCGCGCAAAATCGCCCGGCTGCAGGTCGGCGGCCCATGTCCAGCGCATCTTGCGCACCGCATTCATGGGTACCGGCACCGTGGTCCCCGTTTGATCCAGTCCCCTGATGGAACTGAAGTCCAGACTGACCTGCCACTGGCTCGGCGATACGCCGCCGCTGAGCATTTGCCATCCGGGTTGCCAAGTCTCCGTCGGCGTTCCAGGCGGCGCACTGTAAGCGTTCCCATAAACACCGATCCGGTTGCCGTTCGAGCCGCTCTCGCTGTTGGCGAGCGTCAGGGTGATCGATGCCCCGGCCGCCGCGGCCCGCATGGTTTGTGAGAATGTATTGATGCTGTTAGCCAATGCCGCCGCGGCTGACGCGACTGTGTCAACGCCGTAGAGTTGATACGTGTAGTGCTCTTCATCCCACGCCAACTCGATGTAGTCGCCGCCCGTCGCCGTACCCTGCAATTCGAAAGTCGCCGCCGCTGCTCCATAGCTTCCCGCCACCGGTATCGCATTCCCAAACAGGGGGATTCTGTAGAGCTGCTCACCGGTGCCGGGATCGGCCCACACGCGAAGGTAGGGCCAGTCCACGGTTGGGTACAACGCCGAATCGATCGCAATGCAGTTGGTGCGGGTCTCCTGGTAAGAAAGCTGTAGCCCGCTCAAATCGCCGTCCGGCAGGTTGCGGAATACCGGATGCTCGAAAACGTTGTCGCGATTCCATTCGACGACCACCCAGTCGGACTGCGTGCGCCAGCAACCCGAAACCGTGAATCCGTTCGCGCTCGTGGCGCTCAGGGCCGCTACTGCCGAGGGCTGATAGAAGTAGCACTGCAAGTCCTGGTCGGGAGTGAGCTTCTGAAGCGTCGTCATACGCTTAGCCGTCTGATCACAGCCGCAGGATTACCGTGAGGTCCGAGCCTGGACTGCTTTGTCCGACTTCGGTAATTGCGATGCTGAGTTGCGCCTGCGCCAGCAATGGCATCCCGAAGCCGTCCACGCTGGGCGAAGCGGTGCCGCCATCGGGAATTGTTAGCGTGCAGTAGGGAGATCCATTCTGGCTCACGGTGATATTTATGGAGCCTCCAACGGGAGCCTGCTTCACGACCGCATACACATCCTCGACCGCATGCGGCGCTTCCACGACCACGTTCGGCGCCGGATTGCTGTCCACCGCCAGGAATCCTTGCACCTGGAACGAGTACTGTCCGCCGGAAAGCGTCCGCAGACCATAATCCGTCGACTGTGTCAGGTTAATCGCGGCCTTCGGACTGTTGCCTCTCGTATTCGTGACAAACAACTCCGCGCTGGCCACCTTTGTGTTAGCCAGCGGCATCGGATAGCTCCAATTGCCGCTAAGTGGGCTGCCGAAGAAACTCAAAGGGAAGGGAACTACCGCGACGGTGCTCAACAACTGGTATACAGCAACCTGTGCCCCATGGGACGTCGCGGTGGTGCCATGCATGCCGCGGGTCACTAGGTATTGAAGTCCGCCGTCTGCGACGCCCGCCACTTGCATGACTTCCTCCTCGACCTGCACGAACGACCCCGCATCGGCAGTCCCGGCCGGCGTGAGATTCAGCACGGTGTCGGAAGCCGCCATCGCCGAGGCGACCGAGTATGGACTGCTCCCTATTAGTTCGTCCCAGTAGTACAGCGTCAGCGTACCTGCCGTTACACTGGTGGTGTTGGTGAGAGTCGGGAAGGAAACCCCGCTCAGTTCTACCGTGCCGCTTTGGAGCGATGATGTGCCTAGCCCGAAGATCGGCTGCGGCGGAGCCGCCGTATCTCCTGACCCGCCACCGCCGATTGTCCACCGCGTCAGCGTCGATAATAACGGGGGCCCTTCCAGATTGTTCACATTTGCGCCTCTCCCCTGTATGTGCAGCGTAACGCCCGTCTCATTCGGAATCTCGAACTGCACCGGGCTGGTCTTGGCAGTAGCGGCAAAATGCCACGCCGCTTCCGCTACTGCGAACAAGCTGGTTGCATCCGGTTGTACGCCCCACGGCTGCGTCAGCGTGAGCATCGTCGCCGTGTTCGATGCAATTGTGTATTCCTGTTCTGCACCCGTCCCGCTGAGAATGCGGACGATCATGCCCGTATAATTGGTCCCGCTCATCTCTGCCATGCTGTTGCCAACCGTGTTGGCGGTCGCGATAGTCGCGGCGTATGGAGGCTGTAGCTCCGTCCGCCAATAGAAGTTCGCATGATCGAAATTCGGATCGGGTGGCGCCCACACTTGCGCCGCCAATCCCGTGTCGATAAAGCCGCTGCTCAGTGGCTGATTCGAAGCGATCCGGCCCAACTGCTGTGAATTCGGTCCCCGGTATACGTTGAAACTAACCGTGCTGGCGTCGAAGCTTAGCCCCGTCAGGGTAACGCTGTTCGTGTTTGGCCCTGCAGGTATGCTGGCAAGTATCACGAACGAGAGACCGCTTTCGTTTCCCGCGGAATCCAGCGCGCTCACCGCGTAATACAATACTTGGTTCCCTGCCAGCGTCCCGCTGGCCGCGATCGTGGCCGCAAGGCTAACCAGCGGTACACCCGGTCCGCCGGTTGCAGTGGTCGAGGGCACGACAAAGCCCACCGTTAACTCTTCGTCGACACCGCCGTCGCTGGAGTTATTGGAGCTCTCGGCAATCTGGTATTCCAGGTTGCCGCCGGAGTCGATTGTGTTACCGAGCAACGGCCTTGGTACCCCTACGCCGGCATTGGGCTGAATGGACGTCCCAGTGCCTCCCGGCACCTGGCCGTTGGTATCCGCGTACCATTCATCCTGCTCGATCTGCGCCGTGATCGTGGTGATCCTGTAGTTCGCCCCAGGCGCAATCTTAGTTATGCGAAAGGGCTGGCGTTCAAAGCCTTCTTTCAGGTAGGTGACGGTGATGATGTCGCCAGGGCGCAGGCCCAGGGCCTTTACACTGGTATCGAATGTAATGTAAGTGTTGCCGCCGACCGCCTTGTCCAGTGTGAACTGAGAGATGCGCGCGGCCTGATCGTAATTCGGAATCCCCAACGCCATGAGCGATGTAGTAATCACCTGGCCGGTAAGCTGGACATCGTCGACGTCGACGGTGAGCAGGCTGTCCTGCTGATATCCGTTGAAGGCGTCTTGAAACTCCACGGTCACCTGGTTCGGCGTGTCCGCGATGCTACGGGACGACATTTGCACGCTCGGCTCGCCGTTGGCTTTGCGCAGGATGTTCGCGGCGCCTGTCGATCCGTCGCTGAACTCATATGCCGGCCAGCCGCCATTTAGCGGTTCCGTGCTGTTGCTCCACGCGGGAAGCGTCGGCTGCTGCAGTGCAATGGCGTTCTCGACTTGCAATTGAAGCAACCCGCCCACGCTGTACGTGAACAGCAGCCGGGCCGTGTTCCGAATTCCCCGGATCGTGTCGGCCGCGTTCCGTCGGCTTTGCAAACACAAATTGCACTGGAAGCGCGGGATCATGATGCTATTCCCGTTCAGGTCCTGCGCCTGGATCTGTTGATCGCAATACGCCGCAGTCGCCGCGAAGGTTGTCAGATCGATGTTTTCCGTCCCCCACCCGCTGCGCTGCAGAATATCCAGCAGAATCCATGCCGGATTGGCGGTGAACTCTGTGCTTTGGTAACTGCCGTCGGACCCGTAAATCGGCAGTTGCAGCCCATCCGCCAGGACTTGCACGGCGGGCAGCGACTGACCGTTGCTGATCTGGTTCGGCACCACAACTGCGAGATAAGCCATGCTGCCAAAAGGATCGCCGGCCGGGTTGCCCGCTGCGTCCGTGAAATTGGGATCGAACCCTCCGTTCCGGCCGCCTGGGCTGATCGCGTTGTACCAACCCGTCGATGTCATGTTCCGGCCGGATTGCCCGACGGGAATCTGGATCTGGTTGACAAGCACCATCTGCACGTCCTGGATGGGGCCCATCCCCAGCAGTACTTCCATGTACGTCAGGTTTCCGTCGTTCCGCGTAAATACGATGGGAGGGCGATACCACGCGGTGCCGTATAGCAACGGGACAAAGTCGTTGTAGATTGCGACGTTGTCGTCCACCGCTGCGTACTGCCACCCACTGCCGTAACTGCGTACCTGAATGGATGACGGCACAAACTCGAGCCCGCCGAACCGCATGGGTCCGGAAAACATCCCCCGGGCTTCGCAATCCAGCCGTGTGTAGGCGCACGAAGTGTAAGGTGCCCCGCCTACCATGGAGCCGACGCCGCCGGTCTGATCTGGTGAATATCCGCACGCGTAGAATAACGAGTATTGTCCGCTGCTGCCCCCATTTACCGCTTCCTGCCTCTGCTGTGGAGTAGATGGAAACAGCCACGGACAGCGCCGTTGGATCCGAACTGGCGGCAACAGCACGCTCTGCATGTTCATCCAGTTCACGGCCGAAAGTTGAAATAACGATTCGGTGCTTTGGTCGGGCGGGTTGACGATGCCCTGAAATAAAACCGCTGCATCCGATGTCGCGGCGGCTTCCAGCAGGTTGTAAAACAAGAACGTCACGGTCAGCGTGGCGCCTTTCCAACCCACCGATCGCTCCAATTCCGAGAAGTAGGAATCGGCGTTCGCCAACGACAGCGACACGCGCGGAATCGCATCCACTCCCTGACCGGACGACGTCTGAACCGAGAACAGATTGTGCTTGATCACCCGCGGCGCGTAGGTGTTGCCGGAATATGTCACTTGGTGCGTGCTCCAGTACTCCGCCTGCCCGTTCTGTAGCATGCACTGAAATAGCAGCAACGGTGTGTCCGTTACCGCCATCTCTTTCAGATCATAGATACTCAACATTGACGATATCCAACTCGCAGGAATGGCGGCTTGGGCCTACTGTCGTGATAGTGAGCGCGTCGTCCCGAAACCGCGCGTTCGGGTAAACCCCACCCGTCTCGGCCGTCTGCTTGTAAAGCGAGGCGGCGGTCTGCGCCTCCACTTGAATTCCGAAAATGTCCACCGTAGCGCCGGGATCCAGCGCGATGCCAAAACTAATGGAGTCGGCTGTGTCTTGGAGCTGCCCGGCGGACGTCAACCGGGTCCACTCCGGACCGATTGCCTGCGCTTCCGTAGCCGAGCCGCGCACCAGCCACACCTGCGTGCTCTGGTCGCTGCGCGCATAAAGGCTGAGACAGTAGTCCAAAAACGCGGGCGCATTAATCGATTGCTGTAACGTCAATGTTGCGGCCGTCGGGTTGCCGGCCTGATAGGCGGCCGTGCCTCCCATCGGATCAGCCACGCCGCCCGTCAGGGTCAGTAGTGGCCCCGCTTGCCAGACCGCCTGACTTTGCTGCTCGCTCCAAGCCAGCAGGTTGTCGGCGGGATCCAGGAAAGTGAAAGGTGTAAGACGCCCCTCGACCGCTTGAAACAGAGCTTCCAAGGCGGCCAACTCCTGATCGCTCATTTCGGCGAACGACAAATGCCAATCCGTGATCGCCGATCCTGGATCGGCCAGCTTGACCTGGTAGCCCTGCCAGCTTTGATTCACCACCGTCCTTGCCGAGCGTTGCCTTGTGATCGGAAACTGGCCGGTTGCGCCCGATGAGAGTTGTGGGAAGTAAAACATCTTAGGTCCTGTTCTCGCAAACGATCAGCGTCGTTTTGCCCCGCATCTCGCCCCTCAGTTGAAAACCGAATGTGTCCGCGCTCAGGCTGCAGTTCGGATAGATCGTTCCGTCCCATGGATCGGTAAAGGAAAAGCTGCCGAACCTGCCTTGGTTCGATACGAAAAACTCGTCTAACACGGCTAGCTCGGATTCGTCCAGC